TTAAAGGAAGTTCAGAGGGTTTTTAGTGACGGCATCTTGAAGGTGATCGGGGGCGAAATGGCTATACACCATTGTCTGTTTTATATCGGTATGACCCAGTATGCGCTGAAGCACTAAAATATTGCCACCGTTCATCATGAAGTGGCTTGCGAAGGTATGACGTAATACGTGTGTCGTTTGGCCTTTAGGAAGTTCAGGGAAGCACCGGCGGATGCGTTTATAAAGAGGCAAATAATTGGTAGTGAAAAGTGGGCCATTACCGCGACGGTGAATCTCATCATACAGCTCAGATGAAATAGGCACAGTGCGATTTCGCTTCCCCTTGGTATTGGTAAACGTGATTTTGTGTTTGGTCAGTTGAGAACCTTTGAGGGTCGCGGCTTCCATGATGCGTGACCCAGTAGCAAGGCAGACTTTGATGATTTTAACTATCTCTTCACCATTGTTGGTATTACTCACAAAGTCGAGAAGGTGGATGATTTGTTCGTGTGTTAAAAAAGCGAGTTCCTTTTCCGGTGTCTTGATTTTTTTAACGCTTTCGAAAGGGTTGGGGTGGTTCCACTCATTTAAGCGATGCAGCTCATTAAACACAGCCTTGAGCAAAGTAAGCTCCAGGTTCTGAGTTTGTGGCGACAGTTCCTTTGCACCGTTTACAACAATATTTCGTCTGTTTGCACGATAGCGGGTGAAATCACGGCCACTGCATTGGGCTGCTATAGGGTTGCCCATTAATTCGCTGATCACCTGCAAGCGGCGGTAACACATCTTACCGGCTTTAATGTTTTTACCGTGATACTCAAACCACAAATCAACCAACTCTGATAGCCGGCGATTATCGGGTTTTTCTCCAAGCCACGGCTTATCCTCAATTTCACGCATAGTGAAGCGTTCAAAGGCGAGGGCTTCACCTTTGGTCGCAAACTTTTTGCGTAGACGTTTGCCTTGCCGCCCTTGGGGGTAGCACTCGCAAAGCCACGTTCCATCTGTTTGTTTTCTAACTGACATAATCAATCGTAACTGTATGTATATACAGTTATAATATAGGTGATATGAAGCAAATCAATGTTTATTGAAAGGTATAGAGACATAGAGCGTTTAGACTGTCTGCAGAATTTCAGTCGATTATTTATTGTTTTCACTATGTGTAGTGATGTTTAAATTGTCAGCAAAACAATGATATATATATATTAAAAATATGTTTTTGTTAGTCTGTCACTGCAGGAAATGCTAAGGTAGGACTACAACTTTTCGGCTACAAAGCTGCAGAATTTGCTGCAGAAAGTAGCTGCTTGGAAACCAGTTATGAACCAACTTTTCGACCACAACCAGACCTTGAAGTCTCTCTATTTATCTCTTGTTGAAGATAATGATAATGATAATGATCAGATTCATGAGCATGTGTGCTTAGACTCTATTGACGGTGTGTTACGAAGCGTTCTTAGCATTGAAGAAATGAAAGACGCTGGCAGTTTCTTTACTGGTGATGAGCTTGCTATCGAGTTATCGAATAAATTTGATAGACCGATAACTGACAACGCTGTCATTCTTGATCCTACGTGTGGGGCAGGAAATTTACTGTTAGCTTGCTCAAGACAATTAGGTATTTGCGAAACATTATCGAATACACTGACGAGGTGGGGGCATGTGCTTAGGGGCTATGATTTGTATTCTTCGTTTGTTGAAGCAACGAAATTACGAATTATTCTTGAAGCAGTTAGAAGAGGCTGTGAACTAGATTGTAGTCTAGAAGAAGCACTAGAGCTTTTGCCTAATATTAAAACGGCAGATGCAATGACTATTTCGTCGGATGACGTTTTAAGTGTTTCTCATGCAGTAATGAATCCCCCTTTTTCGTCATGGGAATCACCCAAGGTAAATTTTTGGAAGCAAGGAAAAGTAAATGCAGCGGGTGTTGTGTTTGAGCATTTTCTCCGCATTTTACCAAGAGAATGTGAATTCAGCGCTATTCTTCCTGAGGTGTTGCGTTCGGGCACTAGATATCAAGGCTGGAGAGATTTCGTACAAAATTCAGCTGTTAATGCGTCAATCCATGTTGTTGGTCGTTTCAACTCAAAGACAGATGTTGATGTCTTTATTGTAGACGGCAGGGTTGCTGGATCAGAGGAACCTATTGACTGGTTAACAGACCTAACTGAAAGTTCAACAAGAATTGGTGATTATTTCGATGTTTCGGTGGGTCGACTGGTTGCTTATCGCGATCTTGAAGAGGGAGAACAGCACCCATACATCCATCCTAAGAATTTACCAGCATGGAGTACAGTTAAGGAATTTTCAGAAACGAGACGATTCGATGGAACTGTATTTAAACCGCCATTTGTTGTAATTAGAAGAACCTCTAGTCCGTCAGATAGGTATAGAGCAGTAGGCACAATTATCGGTGGTAGAATTCCAGTAGCTGTTGAGAATCACTTAATCGTTATTAAACCAGGCCATGCAACGCTTGTTAATTGCAGAAAGCTGCTGAAAGTCCTCAAGTCATCACAAACTAATGACTTTTTAAATGATAGGATTCGATGCCGTCATTTGACTGTCGGTGCAGTAAAACAAATACCATATTTGGGGTAGTCATTGTATTTATGAAAAGAGAGCTTTTAGAACAGAGGCCATTTGAGTTTTCAGCACGTGTGACATTACAATTAGGGCGAGAGAGTATTTCGAGTTCAACAGTTGCAATTTCAGAACTGATTAAAAACTCTTATGATGCTGATTCAGACTCAGTAGGAATCGATTTTACTATTAGAAAGTATGGAGTTTCGACTTTAGTCATAAAGGATACTGGTCATGGTATGTCTTCGGATATGTTGCTTGATAATTGGTTGAAAATAGGTACTGATAATAAATCCGTATATGGTTATTCACAGTCAGGTAGACGAGTTTTAACTGGTGCTAAAGGACTTGGTAGATTAGGAATTGATCGACTTTGTAAAAAATTAGTTCTTTACACAAAAACTAAAGATATGGACCATGCAATTCAGTTAAATATTGATTGGAAACGGTTTGAAAAAACAAATCAATCAATATCTGAAATTAAACATGATGTTTATAAAGTTCAACTTCCTGTTAGAGATAAATATGGGGACATATTTATTGATGAAAAAGATTCAGGAACAAGGATGCTTTTAATTGGTCTTAAAGATGATTGGAATACAAGTTTTCTTAGCATTTTAGAAAATGAATTAAGGCTTCTTGTCTCTCCATTTCAGGCTAAAAACGAATTTGAAATAACATTGACTGAAAACCGAAAAAATGAAACCACAAAAAAAGTCATTAATTCGGAAAGATTTCTTAGATTAGCTAGATGGAAAGTTAAAGCAGGTATTGATTCTGATGGGTTTATATCTGCTACTTATATAAATGAAAATAGGGAGATTGAAGTTATACAAGATAAAATTGCTTGGAAGGATTGGATTAAAACTAGAGGGGAAACTCCTAAATGTGGGCCAGTTGAATTTGAGTTTTATTATATACCGCAAGATGATATTTCGTTAAATAAAGTAAACTTAAGACGAACTGACTTCAGAAAGTTTATGAATTTAAACCAAGGTGTCAGAATTTACAGAGATCATTTTAGAGTCCGTCCGTATGGTGAGCCTTCAGGTAAAGGTGATTGGTTAGACATTGGCTATAGGAAAGCTGCTAGTCCAGGTGGTATTTCGCAAGGTGGTTGGAGAGTTGGTCCAAATCAGATTTTAGGTTCTGTATTGATATCAAGAGAAACTAATAAAGTACTTGATGATCAGGCTAACCGTGAAGGTATTGTAGAGAATGATGCTTTTTTTGATTTACGTACTTTTTTATTAAAAATTCTGGAAACATTTGAATACTTAGCACATAAAGACGCAAAATCAATTAAAAAGTCAGATCTGGCTGCAGAGTTAAGTGATATTTTAGCTAAAACAAAGCAAGAAACAGAAGAAGCGATTGAACGGCTTAAAGAGTCTGTATCATCAAAACCAAAAATTAAAAGAAGCAATAAAAAGAAGCAATTAAGTAGAGATGATTTAATTACTAGTAGGTTGAAAACATTTGAATCTGCACAACAAAAGCTTATAGATGCTCAAAAAAAATACGAAGATGCACTAATAACAAAAAATGATACTCTTGAAAAAGAAAAAAATACGCTTTCAAACTTAGCATCTTTGGGTATTCTTACTGTTTGTTTTGGTCATGAAATTAGACAACACTCAGCTCTAGCCTCTAATAATGCTTATGATGTGGAAGAAACACTGTTAGAAAGTAAAGACGATCTAGTGAACTTAGATGTTGATGCCTGTATTTCTGCCATATCGCGAGTAGTAAAAAGTACTGAATATATAAATAACTTTTCAAATTTTGCTTTAGCTAACATTAAACCTGATAAAAGGAAAAGGGGTAAAGTTAATATTCCAAAAGTTTTCCGCTATGTATTTGATGTAATGTCAGAAAGTTTAGAAACGATGGGGTTGGATGCTGATGTCATTGTAAATGGAGATGAAAGTGGCTTTAATGTCAAATCTTATGAAATTGATTGGGAAAGTATAGCAATAAACCTAATCACAAATTCAATGTGGGCTGTTGAATTAAAACCAAAAGAAGAACGTAAAATTGAAGTTGAGTTTACTATGATAGACGATAAAACTATTGAGATGATTTTTACCGATTCTGGTGTTGGCTTAGAGCAAGGAGCTGAAACCGAAATATTCATTCCAATGAATAGTAGCAAGAGAGATAACACCGGAAACGCTATAGGAACTGGTATGGGGCTTGCTATTGTAAAAACTAACATTGAGGATCATGTTGGCGGCTCATTAAAAGCTTTATGTAAAGGTCGACTTGGTGGGGCTGAGTTTATTTTCAACTTACCAGTGGGGCGTTAAAGATGAATAAAGTTATTTATATAGAAGATCAGGAAGATGCTCGTATTACATATTCTAGATCTTTAAAAAGAATTTACGGCGATGAATTTGAAATTATTGCAATTGAGCCATCGAATAAAATTGAAGAAATGGTGGAAACACTATTATCTTATGATGATGTAGTTTCATATATTATCGATGAGAGGTTAAATCTTACAGGTGTAGCAAATTATATAGGCACAACGTTAGTTGAAGCAATAAGGGCGATTGATAGTAAAATTCCAGTATATATCTTGACAAGTTATGCTGGAGATGTTGACCCAATATTGGGAAGTGTTGAATTTGTTATTGATAAATCTGATGCTTTTAAAAAAGACAAAAGGCATGAACTATCACAAAGAATGAGAAGGCATATTGACACATTTAATGATATTCAAAGTGCAAGAGCTAAGCGTTTAGATGAGCTATTGATTAAATCTGTTGAACATAATCTATCAGAGAAAGAACAAAAAGAATTAGAAAAATTAAACTATTTTCGAATGAAAAAAATTCTCCTTGAAGAACAGGCTCCTTCAATTATTCTTAAAGGTGAGCTGGATAAACAAGCAGAGATACTTCGTGAAATAGAAGAAAAATTAAAAGAATTGGATTGATCGTTGAATGTTTTATCCCAAACTAAAAAGAAGAACTAAAAAAGAGTATCATAATAGATTAGGGCAATATTACGCAGATTATCGTAAAAATTATGATAAAATTGCAGAAGATTGTAAGCATCGGTGTGTATATTGCGATATACTTGTTGACGAAATGGGAGGTGAAGGTATGCAGCTGGATCACTTTCGTCCACAACATCATTTTCCAACGCTTGCTACAGACCCATATAATTTATATTTATCTTGTCCTAAGTGTAATGTTTTGAAGTCAAAAGACTGGCCATGTTCTAAAGATCCGACTAGACCTAGTTTTGTTGGTAGTGTTGGCTATTTAGACTCTTTTTCTCATCAAGCATCATCTTTTCTTGTTGTTGATAATGAAGGCGCGATAGTTTCGCTGGGTGGTCCGGTAAATTACATGGTAAAAAAACTAAGCCTTAATAGACTTAGTCGTACACAAATAAGAAGAAAAAGGGTCATTGATAATAAGAAAAATAATTTATCCAGTAATATAACCATGATGATGGGTAAGATATTAAAGGAGGCTAGAGATAATCCATCTTTAACTAAAGAAGAAATACTGAATAAGTTGGAAAATATTCAGGTTCTTCAACAAAAGATAAATTCTCTATAGTTTTTTAAGAATAAGAGTTGGCCATTAACGGCATAATCGGAAAGGCCGCTATGCGGCCTTTAGACAGTTTGCTATTTAATACGGCTTGGTTGCTCTAAGTTAATATTTATTGTCACTATATTTACAGTGATATTTGTCTTTCTTATTTTATGTTTAAATAATGTTTTTTTAGCTTCTTTTTCAGCCATTCGGTTTTTTGTTGGGTCGAAAATGACATAGAAAACCTCTTTAAGAAGGCCATCATCATCTTCCCCCCTTATGTATTCTTCAATTTCTCTTATGCCTTGTTGGTGATACTTTAATCCTCGCCATATTTTCACTTCATAAAGGTACCTATGACCACCTTCAAATGTTAGGATATCGGTATAACCACCTCTAGTCTGAACTTCTCTATAACTTCTAGAAGTTAAATGAGATTGAAGTAATGCTCTACCAATGTATTCATGTGGTTTTCCATTTGCATATATATCTTTTGCACACTGTCTCTCAATAAAGTGCTTAAAATCTATTAATTTAGTGAAAGCGGAGATTTCTCTATTGATATTAACTCCAACCACTTCTGATGAAATTAATTTATCAATAAATTTAGAGGAAAATGATTTTCCATTTATGAATAAAAGAATGTTTCTTAATGATCTTTTTTTCTCAGACTGTATATTATCTTCAACTAATGATGATTCTATAACATTTTCAAGTAGTGCTAACTGCTCTTTACATACTTTAATTATATCCACATATTCATCATTCAAGTAAAAAGATTGAATAGTGTTTTGATATGAATCATAAGTTCCAATCTTTTCATATAATTCATCAAGGCTAGAAGTACAATCAGAATTGGATAAAAATAGAATGGTTTCAGATAATGTTATAATAAATCGGTATGTGGTATCTGATAAATACCTGTGGTGACTAAAAGATTCTTGGCTTTCTAGAAAACTATTTTTGGCTTCAATTTTCTTAATGTCAGATTTCAAATCATCTTCATTTATGGATTTACCGCTTGCAAATAGTTCTAAAATTTTGAAGGTTATGGTGATAACTTCAAAGTTTGGCTTAACAATTAAATTAATGATATTTAATGCTGGATGTATGCTCTGACTACTAAGTTTCTTATGAGCTGATTTTATATCAGATCTTGCTTTACCCCAGTTTTTGCTAATTAGATTATTTCTATAAGAAATAATATCTCGGTACCCGGAAATAGATTCGTTGATTTTTGCTTTGTAAACATCAGGATCTTCTGGTGGTTTAAATGAACGGTCACAAATTTCATGTGCTTTTTCTTTTAACTCATCAAGTATGAAGTCAGAGCTGAGATCGGAGTCATCGGTAAATTCTAAAGAAAATGATGCTGTAATCGCAACATTGTGGAAGTGTCTTAAGAATTCACTACCATCACTTGAAGTAGCTAGGGCTACCAGTTGTAATGGGAAAATTGTTTGGGATTCAGCCCCCATTTTTGAAAGTGTATAGGCGTAGTTATTATGAACTCTAGATAATTCAGGATTTGTTACAATTAACTCCTCAAAAATAATTGCGGATTCTTCATACCTTTCTAACATTGATAATGAAAGAGCTATATTATGCTTCCAGCATGGATTGTATGGTTCAATTTTTAAGACTTTTTGCCATGTCTCTAGTTCTCTCTGATAGTTCTGGTTAGAATAATATTGTTCTGCTTTATTAATTAGTTTTGATAGTTTCATTTTATTGGCAGTATTCATTTGATAATCTTTTAATAACTTTCCCTTGAGTCTTAATCGTTGTCACCTCAACCTCGACATTCTTATCATTGAACTCCATAAATATCTTATCGCTTGGAAGTCGATGCAACTCATTTACAGTAGTGAGGCCGTCAAAAGAAACTAAATACTTCCCACTGATCACCTTCGTATTACTCGTATCCACAAACAGTTTCTGCCCTTCATACTCAACTAGCATCAGGTTCTCTGCTTCTGGCATTCCTTCCAAAAACTTAGCATCAAAGAACATTTTGCCTTTGTCGATCAAATCACCGTTCTTAAGCTCGAAGTAGGGCAGCTCAATTTTTCCACTTTCAGAACTAGGTTCACCCTTCTCATACATCTCACCTTCACCAAGCAGCAACCAACGAAGAGATACCCCAGTAGTCAAATGTACACGTACAGCGATTTCAAAAGGAGTTTGATCACGCTGATGCCAAGTTGAAATAGTACCTTTGCCTACTCCAAGCACATCAGTGAGCTCTTTGTATTCTGACAAATGTAGAGCCTCAACTAATCTTGAGGTCACATTTTTGCCTCCTTCATACGAAAGAGGTTCAATTTTATCTTGACTAGGACTCATATGTAGATCTACCATTCATGCATCAGTAAGGGTGTTCTGGATTGTATAGCAGCAAAAAGAACACAATTGAATGACTCAATAACACGATAGGATACCACCATGGAATCAACTTCAATAGTGTTTAACGCGCCACTTTCGCCTTTTGTCACAGTACAAAAGTTCTCTGAATTCACAGGTATAGCTGTTGGTCAGGTGAACAAGATGATTCATGAAGGCCGCCTTCCTATCCGCAATAAGCTCAAACCAAAAGAAAAGCCACTTATCAACATGGTTGCATTGGCAAACGAAGCTGATCAGCAGGCTTATTAAATCATTGGGTTAATTGAGTAAGTCATTTGAATATGCCTTAGGGATAGGAAGCTCACAATGTCTGCAAATGAATGTCCTAAACACACCGCGTTCACAAACGCATGCTCCACCTTTAGCAACGATCACACCGTTAAGCAGTTGGCGGCTAAGTTCGGGCTAAACAGTCAAATGCTGTGTAACAAGCTGGATGCAAACAAAACACACAAGCTGTTTGTTGAAGAGCTGCTGTTACTCACCAAAGCAACCTACAACCCAGCAACCGGAAAAATGGACACCGGCTTAGTTGATGGCCTGCTGCGAGAACTCAACTTAACAGCCATTCCATTACCTGAATCAGAAATTGCTCAAAAGCCAGCATCGCTGACAGACCGCATGTTACAGATTTCATCTGCAACGGGTGAACTCAGCGCACATGCTTTGCAAATCAACGCCACCAATCGCGTAAATCGCACAACGAAAGAGCAGGTCGTCAAACGCGCTCAATGTGCAGTACGCGAACTCGTCATGCTAATGAATGAAGTAGAAGGCAAGTTTCAAGCTGTGCCGGTTCTTTCGTGTGCGTTTGATGCCATTGGTTCTATGCCTTTGCCTGGTTTGTCATAGGGGAATCCAACATGGGACAAGCACTAGAACGTATTGAACATCAGTTTCCTCGCCCGGCAGAGGAATCCATTGCCCAGTGTCATGCACTGTTTAACTGCGAAAGCCAGTTGGGCCTGTTGTATGACAATTTGGAAGAGAAGGTAAAACGCACGTTGTGTTTTTCTGCGGGGTTAAAACAACGCCACGTAGAAATGAAGCTTCATGAATTGAACACCATCGAGAGAAAGGCATTACACAACGCCATTAACACACTGGCCGATGCGCTAAAGCCTCTCGCTCATCAGTTGTTTAAAGAATTCCGTTAGTAACTCTATTTATCTGAACATTTGTTATTTGGTTAGGAGAACACCATGGAACAAGGAACAGTAAAAAGTCATTTGCTACAACAAGCTGAAGCCCTCGCAAAAGATTGCACAACGTTTGCGGAGTCACTAAGACAAGAGCGTGATTGCCATGATGTGATGTTAGGGATCATGCAGCTGGCGATGGTGAACAAAGGCATCATTGATATTCACGCACAATATGTTCCCCACACGGATTCCTTCACTGGGTTTGTTGTTGAGTCTGATAGTTCTTATCAAGCAGACACAGTCGTATGGATCTATTCCTTCGATGTTAATTTTTCATTCGATAAGAACCCGCTACAAATGCTGCTGGAAGTCGAAGACAAACTTCTTGAGTTAATTGCCGACGCTAAAGATAAAGCAGAGGTGGCAGCATGAGTATCAATAGCCTCGAAGACCTAGCATGCTTTGCTGAAAGTAGACCTTTCGATGGAACTGGCATTTTTTGTTTCTATCAAATTCGCAGATCTAACACTAAACAAGTGTCAGAAATTGAAGCATTAGCAACAGCTGTAGAAAAAGAAGAATATGGCATGGTCGGTCTCGTTACTGCAGATCAGATTCGAGATTTCCAACCTGTAGTGACTGGAGGTGTGCAATGAGCCTCGGTCATATCATGGTTACTTCAGATGACTTATACGCGGCACTTTCTGATGTCGGGATGCGTTCTGAATCGAAAGATATATTCGTCAATATCTTTAATTACATCGAAGACATGACAGGCGAATGGTTCGCACTAGATACCGTTCGCGCTCAGTCCATCCATGTCGCCCACGATCCGGCCTTGCTTGCTGTCGATGAAATATATGCCGGCTGGTTCGCGTTCTGGATGTGTGTATTCAACAGCTCAGATAATGGAAGCGAGTTAGAAGCACAGGCAATGGGGTCAATACGAAGCCTGTTTTTTGTCGCTGCTCACAACCGCCAAATCACCGTTCCTTCAGCTATCGAAACATGGTGGCTGCAAACCGCAGACATTCACCGTAACCATTCACTTAACGAGGTGGCAGCATGATGAATTATCTAGCTGTTTACCTAAATTCAGGCGGTGGCGTTGTTCGTAACGAAGAAACCCAAGAGGTGATGAATTTACAGCTTGGTGAATATCCATCTGCAGATATTGCGATTGAAGATGCGTGCGAACAATTGGATTGCAAACACGTAATGAATGGCGTTCTTGTGAAGGGACAAGACAAAGGCGGTTTCATGATTGTTGATGCGCAGGAGTTTGTGGCGTTATGAGTGATCCTAAATTCGTCCTTTGCCAAGACTGCTTAAAACTGAAGCCTTTCACCGATGCTCGCCACAACTGCGAAGAACAGTGCGAATGTGGCGGTGATTTCTGTGGTTGTTTGTACTGCCAGGAAACAATTGAAGCTTTGATGGCAGGTGAAACCAAGGCTGAAGTACTTGGCACTAAGTGTGATGTGAGTGGCTGGACTGCGGAAAGGGGTAGGGATGTTATCGAATAACGATCTCTTTTATGTGGCTGCCACTGTGCAGCCACATGACAAAACAGAAAATAATTTAGCCGCTTATAATAGCGGTTTTTTAGGATTCGATTTTTGTGGGCCACGCCCAAGCCGTTTAAATCCAGAACAACGTTGGGAATTAAACCGCGTCAGTCGCGAGAATGAATTTTTTGCCGAGAAACAAAAAGCGCATGCCGCTTCTTTGCCTGACTATAACGCAGATCACCTCCGCGAAGCGGCGGCACGAAGTGACGAAAACAATAGGCTTGTCCAAGGGCGCAAAAGTCCGACACGCCATAAAATGTCTGATTTATCTCGTCGTGTGGCAATGCTCCGAAAGGCTCAGCGCGGTTCGGTGGTGCTGGATAGTATCGAGGCGGCTTACAATCACGACACGTTGTATGCGCTCTCAGACAATGGAAACAAAGCGCGGGTTTTGGCTCCGAAAGGCAAATCCAAGATTGCAGAGCCAAAAATCAATCCAAATTCAATCAGATTGATGAAACGTGATTGGTCCGGTGGATTCAAAGTTCAATATCACACCCAGACGCCGTCAAGTGCCGCGCCGGATGCACAGGAAGGCGACCGATTTACAGAAAACCTGACCAAACGCGCGGTAAGCAAAATTTTTGAGTCGGGTGCCTATGTTGCAACGTGCTGTGGTGGGTTTACTACTTTCTTAACCCTGACATTTAAAAAAGAACAACGAAACAAAATATTCGGCGGCATGGTTGAAGGAGATGCCGCGCCATATTCCACATTGCCTAAACCACCGTTACCAGCCAGTAAAACCCGAGGGGCGCGTTCAATGTTGCGGGGACGTCCACAGCTAAAATGTACTGATGGCACAAATACCCCTATCAATATCAAGCGCAATATGGCTAAGTCAGTTGACCATATTGCAGGCCCATACACCGCGCTGGATGTGCCGACCACTTTTGAGAAAGATTCAGGAATGATTGCCGGCCCTATCTGCCCGCAGCCTGTATTGATGAATGCCGATCGTGTTATTGCGGGGCCATACTCACCACTTTGCGCCAAACCAGAAAAAGAATTCACCCTCACTAAAACGGCTGAAACCACGATAGGCAAAGAGGTTAGCCGTTTTTTGGATGGTGCAAAAAAAATGTATCACCGTGGTTGGGTGGCAAATCATACCGTTGAAATTGATGTTGAAAGCGGCGCGGAATATTGCAAATTAGAAGAAAAATCCATAGCCGGTTACACCAAAGCCAGCGACGTGGGGCCAACTCAAGAGCCATCAGATTTTCATTATATCTGGGTGGCTGAATGCCCGGCTAATGAAGACGGTGAACCTAATCCTCACGTACACGTTTTATTAAACTGGTCAGTGCCTAAACCGCAGTTTTCTGCCTGGTCAAAACGGCTAGAAAAGTTATGGGGTAATGGTTTTGCTAACTTGCAACGTATCCAGCAACCAAAAGCAGCGGGAACTTACATCATCAAAGCCGTTGGTTATGCCGCCAAAGGTGAAAATGCCGACCAAGGGCTAATCAAGGGCAACCGTTATAACATCGCTCAATGCAGCCGCGCCCCTGCTTGGGAATGTGTTGCCAGTTTTGAGGCCGATAATATGGCGGCAATCATTAAAGAGTGTGGATACCAGTTGGAACAGTGGCGAAAACCGCTGAACCGAAGCATTAGACGTATTGAAAGGCAGATAGACCAAACCATAAAGGCGAAAGCGATAGCCAAACAAGCCAAAAAGCCACAAGACGTGATCCACAAATTAACGGGTCGCATTATCCGGCTTGAACACCAACAGAAAGCGGTTAGGGACCAAATAAAAAGCCGTGAAGTGTATGCCACCACTAAAAATATTTTTTGCTTTTCCTTTGATGGCGAACACGCAGAAGAAAAGGCGTGGGATTTCTTGCTTTGGGCAGCTGGCGCTCGCGGTTGGTCAATGGAATCGAGATCGGACGATGAAACTTACCGACAAATCGTAGCCGAAGCCAAACAGGCCGCACGTATCGAGTACGCCAATAACTATAACCAGTTCAAAGAAAAGCGCGCTTACTGGCAAAGCGTTTTACATGATCCATTAATACGATGTGATGATGGTGATCGAGATGCGGAGCTCGCGTGGAGTATGTCCATGCGCGAGCAATACGAAAAATCTTACGAGATTCGAACCGGTTGGAATAATTAGGAGTGTGATATGTGCTTTGACGATTTAGCCCTTAAAGTATTGAAAAAGCAGTTCATGGAAAATGCTAAACGCTCAGTTTCGCCTGGGGGAAAAACGGCTGCTGATGTCTCATGGGAGTGCACTGCTCACAACGCCATATCTTTTGAGCCGTCCCCAAATCCGCCTTCAGCCACGGAAACGTTGCGCCCCAAAATTGAATGCACGGCCTGATGTGCCGACAGTCATCGCAAAGCTCTAGCCTTGGTATTTTGACTAACTCTTTATCTGTATCAGTTACTTGCGTCACTTTTTTTCTCGTTAATGCTGCACATTGAATAAGTTTACTGTATATTCATACAGTGCTTTACGCAAGGAGTACTGTAAATGGCGCATTCAATCAGCTGGCAAGCCATTGATTTTATAGTTGAAGCGCTCGCTGCAAGTACATACGGCGAAGACCGTACTGAAGTAGGGGTGTATTTGGTGGAATTGGTAATGAAAGAGAAGAAAGGGCAGTTAGATGCGGAACAGTTGAAGATGGTAAGAGCCTTGCTGGCTGATGCGTCGTCGCTTGCCGTCAAGGTAGATACAGAGATTTGATCTGTTCTGTGCCATCAATTGACTAAAGAGAACGGAACACTTTAAGTGTTCCGTTTTATTCTGATTAGGCGAACACACCAAGGAAAGCTGCTAATTTTAATGCTGACATAATTAATGCTTGAGTGTCAGCTGCATTATCTATTTCCTGTCTAATTTCCTTTAACTTATTGATGTCATCGCGAGTAGTGAGAACACCATCTTTAAATAATGCTAACCGTGCTGTTAATAGCTCTTCACTGGCTGCTTTTATGGCTGGCTTTAAAACCCATTTGTCACTTGGTTCGGCTTCAGCATATTTATCAAACAACGCATCAAGTGCTTTTTCAGAGTCCTTGATAAATTTTAGATCCTGAATATCTGACATATTAAATATCCTTCGGTGTAATAGACAAATTCATATTGCATTGTTCAATGTTTGAAATTGATATTTTTTCTATTCTTTTCCAGTATTCTTTGTCCCCAAGTTCTTTTTGGATGCTTTCCAGTTTTGATGTTGCATGATTCACATCAATACCATTGAGTGTTCCTAAAAAATCAAGGCCAAATTGAACAACAGCCAAAATGTCAGAAACGGATGCAGAGCTATAATTGCCAAGCAGAGTGTGTAAATTTCTCCCATCTTCTACTGCAGCCAAGGTTAGTTTGATGGTTTGTTCATGCTTTTCATCATATGCTTTAATTGCTGTTGATATTTCGTTAAACAATAATCTTGCCTCAGTATCCTTCTTGTTTGCGACTAAGTTTTTGTAATCGGCTACTTTTTGGTTTATTGATAGAGGGTATAATGGTTTTTTGTTTAGCGTGACAGAAAAATTAACTAACTGGCTAGTTGCTTTAGCTACTATATCTTGCCCGCAAGCTACATATTCAGCTCCTAGAAGGTTACCTTGTGGTAGAGACTCGTATGAATTTCGAAGCAATGCGTATATAAGCTTTATGTCATAGAATTCATTTTCAATAGTATTATCATTTTTGCTATTTTCTCGAATGCTTATACTTGCCACCATCGTATCTTTTGTTACTGACGGCTTACCATTTTTTATGATCGAATCAGACGTTTGAGTAAATAGTTCGTCATCAGTCTCACGTTCTTGTTTTATATAGTCCTTAAATAGTTGCTCATAAGAGTCAATTGCTTGTAGTGATTTTGATTCAAAAGACTTAACTGCTGTGACGAGTGCTTCAGCTTTCTCAGTTGAACAGCCTGTCATCAAAAGTAGAATTATGAGGGGCGTAAAAATGAGAGATACTTTATTTTTCATTAGTTCCTCCAAGTTTGATTTGCTGTGCTTTGTGCGCTTTTTTCAACTCTAGATGTGACATCGATCGAAGATGATTCTTTATTTGGTGCCTCAAATTATATCCTTAGTAATTTATTTATGGCGCAGGCTAGTGACCCAAATAGATTTACTTTAATGCGAGGGTAGTGTACTGAGTGCATATGAGCTATAAGGATTCATTGTAATGGGATAGGGATCTAATAATTTTTAAAACATTGCCAATTGACTATGAATCTCTTTTACTTTTTCATGCGGTAAGGCTTTAACCAAGGCCGTAACTAGTTCGTTAGTATTCTTGGCCGAAGGGCTGAGAGTATGGGAAAAGCTGAGGTTCATCACGAAAGAGTGGCCACACTCGGGGTCACTACAACTGCAGTACAAATCCGCATAGCTGGTCGATATGCGATTGGTCTTTTGAATGCGGGCTTTCTCACCGCACTCTGGGCAAAATACTCTCATAACGCATCCACTTGATTGATGAACTGACTAGTCAATTGTAAACCAAGTGACTGTGTTTTTATACAGTGCCGTCTACTAAGTCTTCTCAACACACAAAGAGATGAGTGCGTCCACGTAAAACACATTCGCGCCACGGAAATCGCACTCCTCCTCCCCACCTGCGACGTTTAAAAAAAATGATTTTTTTCAGTTTTGTTTTCTGCAATTTTGACGGAGGTGCCAGGGGAGTGATTTGGCTATAAGCCCCATGAATACAGGGCTTTCAAGGCGGGGTGATAGAAGAAACCAGCGATAAAACCACAAACATAAAACTGAAAAATTGAAATTAATTACAGCTTTTTTCAGTTTTAAAGATCTCTTGTTGATCACTCTTATTCGCTTAACTTATTGATAATTAAATGGTTGATGTGTTTTCTGTCACTATTTTAGTGATCTGGTTGATCGCAATAATGATCTGGTTATTTACGTTTGAAGCCAGGTAGGGCAAGGGCTGGTGGCGTTTTTTGTCTGAAAATGAAATTTCAATTAACTGAAGCCCTCAACTTTACTGACTCAAATTCAATCTGACAGCTTAAGTTAGCGAACACGATGTAGGCTGACTATTGTGACGATCGAAAATCCCAAATAGCGAGTGTAAAAGAGGCCGCTACAGCGACCTCTTCGGGGGATTCTGCTAAAGAACTTTTTATTTTTTAGGAACTAAATCCACATCAATGAATTCTTGCCCAGCTCCATTCCTTAATGTTCCTGTATAAATATTATAACCAGGAGCATTAATCATCATCGTATCACCCGGGATGAACATTCCTGCTAACTTATAATGACCAACAGCATCAGTCGTTGTTGTTGTTGATGTCCGCATTACTGTTACCGTTGCTGATGATATTGGAGTAGATGTATTTTTATCTCTCACAACCCCTATAACTGATGAGCATCCAGTTAAAACAATTAAAACTATACCAACTAAAAAACGCTTATCGAACATAGATCTCAATCCATATGAAACAATATTAATTAATTGATTATTATTGCATATTAATTACTGATGGATGAAGCTGTTCTTATCTCAATGCTTGATAGATCACACAAATAAGAGTGGTGATACTGTTCAAAAGAGCAGTTTTTTTGCATATCAAGGCTTGCGGAGTCGCACTAGTAAACGCTCGCTTCCCGTTAACGAATGTCAGAGTGAGCCAAGCTTTTCAGACAAATATGTCACTCCAAACCCTGCTTAACTCACCTCAACTGAGGGCTATCTGCTTTTCACCATTCGCTAAAGTGAACTCAAACTGCAAGCTTTTCGGCACTTCCGTATCACTATTCACCGCATCCATGAACATTTCACATGCGGGTATCACTTCGTTCTGGGTATAAACTTCGTTGAACTTAATAGGGTCACCTCGGGTACCGCCATTGGGGATGATGGCCGCCAGTTCAACAGGGAAGCGGTGACCGGTTAACACTTCTTGAGCTGATACGTTCTTTATCTTCTCGAACTCATCTTTAGTTGCGATATCACCAACCGGGATCAACTGAATCCCTTTTTCCTTGCCGTTCGGGATGTTGATAAACATAGACCGGAAATTACCAACGCCACGGCTAGAGGCCATCTTCTCTTTTAAATCGTCTTCATCATCTTTACTCAAGTTTGGGTCAGTAGCGTAAAAGATAAAGCCCATATGTAAGCCGTTCTTGTAGTATCGACGGCGAAAAGTAGTCGCATCGCTATTTAACAAAGCCGATTGAACACAACCCAAATAATCAGGCGAGCCGTAAACCTGCTGAGCCGGGTCGTATTGCTTAATGAAAATCACATCTTCTTGCTTATAGAGTCGCTTTTTATCATCGCGCTCTAGCAGCCAGTAATCGCCTTTCTTGTTCTTGCGTAAATACATCGATGGGAGAGGGTGCAGGCGAACCACACGACCAAAGTGATCACGTATCTTTAGAATGGCAGTATCACCAAACTCCAGGAAATCATGAACAGCAGATTGAACCTGTTGTTTAAGCATTCCGCCTTTCACGAATCGACCAGCAATCATATTGCGTCGGGCCATTAAAATAGAACCATGATACGCATTGGCCCGGGTTAATTTATTTAAGCCGGTTCTATCTAGCGGCGGTTCCCAGTAGTCGTCTGAATCGTTGTAATAGAGTTCGCTGTATTCATAATTGGTGAAACCACTGTCCATGATTTCAGGTTGTCCAAAACTGAACATCAGACTTTCATTCGTTGATTGCTCAGAATCAGTTGCGGTTACTTGTTCATTATTACTCATGCACAGGTCTGCCAGGTTGATTTACGTTTTTGTTGGTGATCGAGAGGTTCATTGATGATGGCGTGAGAAATCGCCCAAAAGGCATCGGCATGGCCTACCGTTTCACTTCGGTCTGCCTTGAATGTCATCATGTTGCCGCTGTTGGTACTGGTTCGCTTAATCGCCATGAATGCCATGGCAATGTCTTTGTGCTCCGCATCAAAAGAGAGTCGGCCACTTTCAATGACATCAATCATTTTTAACACTAAGCGGTTTTTGTTTTCGTTGCTGTAGTGAATCGGTACCGCTTCTCGTGGGTATTTGGCTTGCAATAGATCCCACACACCGCCACCGATGCCAGTGGTATCGACACCAATGTAAGAAACGTTATAGCGGTTATACACTTCTTCAATTTTTGCTACGTGATATTGAAAGTTGAGCCCACGCCAATAATGCTTTTCTAACACTCGGAATTGTTCAGGTGCCACGATTGGCGGAGCAATCACAACCAAACACGCATTATCTCGGGTACGTGATGGGTCGTAACCCAGCCAGACTTCACGACGGCCAAAAGGTGTAACGGTCTTGGGTTTATAATCTCGCCACCGGCTAATATCGACCATGCACTTTTCAAGGTCGGAGAACTTAAATACCGAATGCGAGTCATCGACAAAGATGCACATAAACAAGTTATCGAAATCTGACTTGCTGTATTCATCTTTGAGTTCTTCAATATCGAATAAACCGCAACCACCGTTTGCCGCATCTTCGATAGTGACGATGTAGCGCCATTGGCGGTCGGGACAAAGGATCCCTTTCTGCATCTCTTCAAAGGTTGGGAATTCAATACTTTCCCGGCTGTCTCTGCCTTTCTTCCACGAATCCCCAGTCCAGAACGGATAAGCTGCATGTACCTTGCTAGATGGCGTTGAAAAATAGGTTTTACGCCACTTCTTATGGGTCGCCATTGCCGAAGCGAGTTTATTGAGTTCATCAAACTTGGGGATCCAAAAATACTCATCAATATAAACATGGCCGTGGTAACTCTGGGCCGTTTTGCTGTTGGTTGATAAGAATCGAAGTTCAGCGCCATTGGAGAGAGTGATTGGGTTGCCCGTTAACTCAATATCTAAAAACTCTTTTGCTATGGCAATTATGTAACTGCGGAATACTTCCGCCTGGGCGCGAGAGGCCGACAGAAAGATTTGGTTATCACCCGTTAAAATCGCATCTTCTAACGCTTCACCGGCAAAGTAATACGTAGCACCAATCTGGCGAGATTTTAAGATATTACGAATACGCTGATGGAGGTTGTCACGCATCGCCAGTTGATATTTAAACAGCGATTTATGCCATGGTTTGAAATCATCCTTGGTGATCTCATCAATGTTATTTTTGCCCGCTTTTGATTTTGTAAGAGTGGATTTCTTGTTATTGGCTTTGGTGGATGAGTTGCGGCCTCTCTGTTTCTTCGGTGCTTCTTCCTCCAGTTCGCCAGAAGCCTTTTTAATACGTAGCTCTAATTCAACACGTTGTTTCTTCAACTTCACGTGATGTTCAATCAGCTTGGTCATTTCTTTGATTTGCTGATCGGTCTTTTCTGGAAGCTCTAACAAGGTTTCCACCCGGCGAGCAATCGACTCTTCAACGGTGTTTTCACGCAGGGAATCACGCCAGCCGTATTTATCCGCCCAATAGTAGATGATGCGATCACTATTCAGCTTCAATTCAGCAGCGATTTCTTTTGGTGTCCAAGTGCGCATGTAAAGGCTCTTGGCAGCGTCTCTGATTTCTTTTGTATATGCCATGCCGCCAATAATACGCATCTGAAATAGGCAAATGATTAACAAAAATTCGGCTGTTTTCGGATAGGGGCTGTATCCGAATTACCCCGAACAGAACTGCATGATTTGCCAACTTCAAGTCCGTATTCTTGCCGTAAATCGACATTCATTTGAAGCACTGACAGGTAATTATGAGTAAGAAATCAGGCTGGAAAATCGCTGCAACGGAAGGAGCAACCATTGACGGTCGCACCATCACTAAGCAGTGGATTCTGGATATGGCAGATCAGTATTCAACGACTGAATATGGTGCGCTTATCTGGCCTGAGCATTCCCGTAGTCGATGGGACAAGTTTGAAGGAAAAAACTGGGGCACGGTTGATGAAGTTAAAGCGGAAAAGCGGGCGGGTAAGTACCGTTTATTAGTCAAACTTTCACCCAATAAATACCTGCTGAATGCCAATGCTGATGGGCAAAAGTTATTTATGTCTATCGAGCCTAATCCTGATTATTGCGGTTCTGGCCGTTGCTACTTGATGGGGTTGGCCGTGACTGATTCGCCAGCATCAACAGGAACCACACTTCTTAAATTCTCAACAGACAGTGAACACGAATACAGCCAACTAGAAGAGCTGGATTTAAGTGATGTGATGGAAAGAGATCACAGCTTGATTGCTAGTGCGTTTTCAACCATTGCTCATTTCTTCTCTTCTGGCGGGCAGTTACCCAACTTAGCCCCAACCCCTTCTGATAGCGATAAGGACGAAGAGCCAATGAACACCGAGCAGTTTAACCAAATGATGGGCAAGCTGAACGACATTGAAACCAAGCAAAATGAGCTTGAAGAAAAGCAAACAGAATTTGCCAGTCAGGTCGAACAGTTCTCCATTCAAGGTAAACCGGAAACCGATGTAAAACCTGAAGATGAGCCCGAACCAAAGGGCGAATCAATTACGGCTGAACAATTTAGCCAGGTAAATGAAAAGCTGAACACTTTGTTAACGAAACAAGGTGAGATGGAAACTCAGTTCAATGCATTAAAACAGGAATTACCGAATCAAGCGCCGGCTGGTGAAGGTGCGGGTAATCAAACGAAAGTGGAGACATTTTAATGCTCAATGCCATTTCAACTGAATATCTACAAAAATATTGTCAAGCAGTGGCGTCTGATGCAGGTGTGAGTGATCCATCCAAACAGTTTGCTATTGCTCCACCAATTGAAACCCGCCTGCGCCAGGCCATCATGGAATCTGATGCCTTTCTCGGCATGATTTCAATGCAGTCGGTTGACCAGATTAAAGGCCAGGTGGTCGATGTGGGCACCGGTGCTTTATTAACGGGCCGTGTTAAAGATGGCCGCTTCCGCAAGAAGCTGGGTATTGATGGTAATACTTATGAGCTGGTCGAAACGGATTCTTGTGCTGCGGTAACGTGGGCCATGCTAACTCAATGGGCAAATGCCGGTACATCAGGCCAGTTCGTTAAGTTAATGAATACCGCGATTTCTCGTAACTTCGCCTTAGACATGTTGCGGGTGGGTTTCCACGGTAAAACGATTGCAGACACAACCGATCCAGCCGCAAACCCGAACGGTGAAGATGTAAACAAAGGCTGGCTGACAATTGTAAAAGAAAAAAAGGCGGCTCAAGTCTTAGCTGCTGCAACGTTAGACCCTACGGGCGCAACCGTTGATTCGTATAAAAACCTTGATTCACTGGTGAATGATTTAATCAATACCACCATTCATGAAACCTACCAAAACAGTACTGATTTGGTGGTGATTGTGGGGCGTGATTTGGTTGCCTCTGAGCAGCATCGTTTATTGGAATCCGCCACGGTTCCGACCGAGCATAAGGCTGCACAGAGCCTCGCGAAAACCATTGCCGGAAAAGTCGCGTATACACCGCCATTTTTCCCTGCCAATCAAATCTGGGTCACAAACCTGAAGAACCTGCAAATTCTGACGCAGAAGGGTACCCAATGGCGTAAGGCCCGTAATGAGGAAGATCGAAAACAATTCGAGAACTCTTATTTGCGCATGGAAGGTTACGCCGTAGGTGACTTTGATAAGTTCGCTGCTATTGAAGCTGTCACCATTGCCGCTCCTGCGGAGGCATAAACATGGCAAGTCCGTTAGCCAAACAACGCCAAGCGATGTTAGCCAAACAGCAAAACCGCTCCTCATTGGTGAGCTCGGTATCTGAAGAACCCAAAAGTCTTCATCTGCTTTTGCATGAGCTCGACAGTGATCTGAAAGTGCTGAAAACCTTTAATCGTATTGAAGACAAGGTGAAACACAAGCGTGAGCAGCTGATCCCTAAATTCAAGCCATACATTGAAGAGTATTTAGCCTCTGGCGAGCAATACGACAACCCGCTATTTGCCCAAATGGTGATCTGGTTGTTCGATGTGGAAGATTTAGAAACTGCCATTGAGTGGTGTCAAAAAGCCATTGATCGTGAACTCGATACACCCGAGCGATTCAAGCGTGACTTTGCCACTTTCTGTGCTGATGAGGTGTTGGCCTGGTCCGAACGCATGGCAGCACAAGGCCAAAGCGTAGAGCCCTACTTTAGCCAGGTATTTTTCAAAGTGCGTGAAGAGTGGCGCATCAATGAAAAGCTCACCGCTAAGTGGTTCAAATTTGCAGGCCTGCATTTACTGCGTGATAGCGATGGGCAACCGCGACCAACCGCTGTGGGTGATCTTCAAATCTTAGAAAGCGCCGTTGCATTGCTAGGTGAAGCTAACGCGCAATATCCGAAGGTTGGCGTTTCTTCAATGATCGATAAAACACTGGCCCGAATTCGAGCGATTAAAGAAAACCGCTTATAGGCTCCTATGCCACCGCGCCTCGGCTGGCGAGGATGAGCAAGTAATTCATTACTCCGCTTAATCCGTCGAACCAGTGGCTAGAGGCGCATCTATTTAATACGTAAAGCGAAAAGGAATCGTGATGAGCCTTGGTGGAAAACTTAAAACAGATGAAACCACGCTAATTGCAGGTAACGGCTGGCCTGAACTGTCTACCGGTGAATTCCGTCAGCTTCGTCGCATTCCGACCACGTTTGATAATGCATCGATGGCATTGGCGATCCGTATCGCAGCGAATGCGGTTCAAAACCAGTTATTAACCCTGCTTGATGCCGATGGCAATCCGCCAACATTAGATGAAACCCAAACAGCGATTTATCAACGTGCGGTCTATGGTCGTGCTCATGCTGATTTGCTGATGGAGTTTGCCACCCAGGACCGCCGAAAAGAAGCCAATAATGCGGCAACCGACGACATTGACCAACAAGACCGTTTCTTATCCCAAAGTTCACGCGATATTCGCCAACTTTTAGGATTTGGTCGTGCATCAATTGGGGTGATCTGATGGTGACTGAACCCTATACCAAGACCAAGTTAGAGCATCTTACTGAATACATAGTTTCTCACCTGAGAAGCAATGTGCTCGATAACAAAATCGATTCGTGGCAAGAGAACGGCTCAATCGTGCCAGATGGTGAAGACAAGGGAAATGGCGGTCATGTCGCTTGTCACTGGAAATACAACGCGGTGATCTCGGTAGAGGAATTCCCTCACCAGTTACTGGACCCGCGCAACTTGTTCGCTTTGGTGGCGTGTTGGTTACATGACCACGATATAGACCGCAATGAAGACGAGCTAGACGATCCATCTTTATCCGTGGATGTGATCAGCCATGAGGCTGCAGATGTGTCGATTGAATTAGAGCTAATCGAACCGATTGAAATGATCCCTGACCCAGAAGGAATGATTACCTGGCGCGGGGAAACTTATCGGGTGCAGGCGGTACCGATTGATACTGCCGAAGAGGCGGAGCTGGTTAATGAAACCGCAAATTAAGGTCAACAAACGTGACCAGCTCAACATGCAAGAAAAGCTTGCCATGTTGGCCCTGCCACCAAAGAAACGGTTTTGGATATTAAAAACCCTTGGCCGTTGGGAAAAAGCCAATACACGCAAGCGTATTCAGCAGCAAAAAGACATTCACAGCAGGGCGCTGGAAGGTCGGAAAGGTAAGAAGCGCGGCAAGGTCATGCGTCGTATGGCGAAGGGGTTAGAGCCCTATGTAAGAAATTCCAACACGTTAGACCTAACGTGGAGTAACAAACTCACCGCCAAAATTGCAGCAAGGCACCACATTGGGCAAGCCCAAAAAGTGACTGCTCGCGAGATGCAAAAGAAATATGGAACGCCTGACCCAAAAGAGCCTTGCACTAAGTCCCAAGCACGAAAGCTGAGAGAGCTTGGGCTTGAAGTAAAAAGGAAAAAAGGGAAGGGAACAAAGAAGCCGAGCCTCAAATGGATCATGGAAAACATCAACAAAGGTAAGGCTGGTTTGATGATTCGAATCATGAAGGGCGAACCGTCAAAGAACGCTTGGGATATTCCCTTAGCAGAGCGCCAGATTTTAGGCAGCAACGACCGTGAAGTAACCCGCCAACTCATAAAAATCATTGAGCAGGCCAAGACGCGAACATAAGCGAGGAAATAATCAATGGCAACCGGAAAGGTAGAGGTAAATAACCTCAATTTAGGGCAAGGCGGGGTTCCAGAAATCGAACGCCATTTGCTCTATATCGGGCGCACCGATAAAGCCGAACTGCAAGGCAAAGTCACGCGCATCAATAACATGACCAACTTAGATGAAGTGGTTGCCGATGATGCGCTAGGCGCGAACGTCAAAGCCGCGCAGCTCAATGGCAAACAAAACTGGACGGGTGCCATCTTCGGCTTGGCTGCAGATGCTACTTGGCAAGAAGCGGTAGATATTGCCAACCAAACTGACTCGTTTGAAGGCATTTGTATTGTAGACATCAGCACAGACAAAGCTGAGTTCACTGCAATGCAAGCCAAAGCCACCGAGCTAACCAGTAAGCTTGGGCGTTGGGTGTTCTTCCTTGCAGCTTGTCCGGGTATCAGCGTGTCGGCTGAACCTGAAGCCCTGAACCAAACCTGGTCTGAATACGAAGCCATGATGCTGAGCCTGGTGAAAGATGTCGCGGCAAACATGGTCGTACCGGTTCCCCAGCTTAATGGCAACAACGTGGGTGTACTTGGTGGCCGACTTTGTGATCGGGCGGTAACGGTAGCTGATACGCCAATGCGTGTGGCAACAGGCAGTGCGTTAGGCCTTGGCGAAATGCCAGTCGATAGCGCAGGAAAGCCACTCGAAATGAGCACTATCACAGTATTGGCCGATGCCCGTCATTCGGTGCCGCAGTGGTATGCCGATTTTGAAGGTGTGTATTGGTCTGATGCGACCACGCTAGAAACCAAGGGTGGTGATTATCAATACCTTGAATATGTTCGCCCGGTTCACAAGCTAAATCGCCGTGTTCGTGTTAAAGCGCTTCGCCGAATTGGTGACCGGATCCTGAACACCACGCCTCCTAGCATTGAGCTAAACCGCTCATATTTCCGCAAAGACATGAAGATCATGTCGAAAACCACGGAAATTGGCGGCATTACCTTCCCTGGTGAAATTATGTCACCGCGCGATGAAGATGTGACCATTCAATGGATAACCAAAACCAAGGTAGTGATCGGGCTAATGGTTCAGCCACATAACTGCCCGAAACATATCGGGGTCAACATTGCGCTAGACCTTTCTAACCCAGCCGATGCGGAGGGCTAATTTATGAGCATGCGTATTTCTGGCAAGAACATGCACTTTTCAATGGGCGACTACAAGCTGAAGGCTCAGAAAGTCACCCTTTCAATTACGGATAACTCTGCTGTCAATAAAACATCGGGTGTACCAGATGGTTGGGTTGATGGCGATGTGGAAGCCAGTGGTGAAATGGAACTGACTACCGCGCAATTTAACCAATTGAGCAAGGCAGCAAAACAAGCCGGTTCGTGGCGTGGTATGCCGGAATTTGATGCGCTGTTCTACGGCAAAATCGATAAAGACGAGCTGAAGATTGAAGCCTTTGGTTGCCGAATCAAAATCTCAGATTTGCTTGATGCGGATTCTAATGGCGGCAGTGCTCTGGTTCATAAACTGCCTTTTGAAGTAACAAGCCCGGACTTTGTGAACATCAACGGAACGCCATACCTGCGCCCAGATGAAACCGAAGACTTGGTGCAATAAGGGGGCTTGATGACTGATGTTATCGACCAAGGCTGCCGTTTCGAAGCCCAATTCACTGAAATGGCGATTGCCAACCAACGGGCAAGGGCCCACCGAGCTGAACAATGGGAAAGCGCACAGGAATGCGGCGAATGTGGCGACCCGATACCCGAAGAACGCCGCCAAAAAGTACCAGGGTGTCAACACTGCACCCAGTGCCAAAGCGACATGGAGCGAATGAAGCGATGAAACTAGGAAAGCTCTTTGTAGAGCATGTGATTAAGCCTGTTCTTGACCATTTAGATATGGCGACAGGTGGACACGGCAAGATGAACACGCAAGCCGCTATCAATCTAATTTTGATGATTGTGGCTCATGAGTCTGGAAAATTGACCTATTCAAAACAGGTTCGTGGCCCTGCTCTTGGATTTACCCAAATGGAACCGGCTACTTTCGGGTGGTTGATTGAATGGCTAGGTAAAACGCGACCTCACCTGTTGGATGCTTTATCTATGTTTGCACCAATTAGCGCAGAGCCCATTGGTAAAAACGATGCCGATTATATGGTGATTTCGCCCCAGTTCGCGGTGGCTACCGCTCGGTTGAACTTGATTCGATTCCCAGAAGCACTGCCAAAAGCAGATGATCTCGAAGGGTTAGCGCGGTACGCCAAAAAGTATTGGAACACTCACGCAGGTAAAGCCACCGAGGCGGATTACCTAAATGCTTACAAATTCATGGTTGGAGATGAGACATGAGCTTTTTAACTGGAATTATCGGCAAGACATTATGGGAAGTATTGAAAGGCCTGTTCTTTCAAATCGGTTGGAAAATTATTCTTGAGCGTTTTGCATCTCGCGCTGTGGTGTGGGGATTGGAAACCCTCAAAGGCTTAACCACCAATGATGTTGTTCAAGAAACCGTTGATGATGTGGTCTCGTCACTTCAAGGCAAGCGATTGAAGGAAATCCCACAGAAGGAATAGCTATGGATCCAAGTTGGCTAAACGCTTTAGTGGCTCTGGCAACATTTCTTAGCTTGTTAGTCAGTGCCCTGATTGGCTACTTATTCAAATTGTCCAAAGAGCTTTCGGACTACAAAACTCATGTGGCGCAGTATTACGCCACCAAAGATGAAGTTAAAGACCTGGCTGAGCGTGTAGAGCGCCAGATTGAAACGGGCTTTAGCAGAATGATTGAAATGCTTAAACAGAGAGATGCAGCATGACAAAAGCAATTGTTTTAACCATTGGCGAAGTAGAACTTGAATTCAACCCAACGCCAGCCGAATACGACGAAGCGCAAAACACCATTATGCAAGGCGATATAAGTAGTGCGTCTCACAACTTCTTGATGAGCTGTGTCAGCGAAGGTTCAAAAGACGCACTTCGCGACATCACCAAAGCGAACGCAGGCGCAGCCACGCAGATTTATGGCGCAGTTCTTAAAGAGTACACACCTAAGCTTTCTATCTCAGTAAAAAAATAGATGGGCTTGTCGCTGCCATTGACAGCAGCGATAGGCAACAAATGTATGCGTGGCGGCGAAAGTGGCTACCCAATGAACCGGATACTGATCAGAACCTTGCTTACGCGATTTGGTTAGAGAAAAAACATTGGGAAAACATGCAAGCCGTCACCGCGTGCGGCGTAGCCAAGGCTTTCGGTGGATAAGCTAACTAACCCATAGAGAATTGTTGATGTTACCAGAAGCACTCAGATTTCAAATTGGATTGATTGACCAGATTTCAAAACCTCTGGGTAATATTCAACGTCATTTGAATGATGTCACCAACGCCTATCGTCAAGGTACTCATACCATGATGGCAGGTGCGGCAGGCATGGTGGGTGCAGGTTTCGCATTACAACAAGCCTTGATGCCAGCGATTGAAATGGACCGAAAGCTAGGTGAAGTGAAATCACTTGGCGTTGCCGACGACCAGTTGAAAACCCTTGCCCAAACAGCAATGAAGTTTTCGGTTGAATATGGAAAATCGGCCACTGATTTTGTGGCTGCTTCTTATGATATTCAGTCTGCTATTTCTGGCTTAGGAGGCAATGAGCTTTCAGAGTTTACCCGCGCTTCGGGTGTGCTTGCAGCAGCGACCAAAGCGGATACGTCAACCATTACCAATTACGTCGGCACCATGTATGGCATTTTCCAAAACTCAGCGAACGAAATGGGCAAGGCGGATTGGGTAAATGTGTTGGGTGGTCAAACTGCGAAAGCGGTTCAGATGTTTAAGACTACGGGTGATGGAATGTCATCGGCATTTACTTCGGTAGGTGCTGCGGCAACCTCTGTCGGTGTGGGCATGACTGAGCAAATGGCGATTCTGGGTACGTTGCAATCCACCATGAGTGGCAGTGAAGCGGGTACCAAATATCGCGCGTTCTTAGCGGGTACTGCCAAAGCGCAAGAAGCCTTGAACATGCAGTTCACAAACGCCCAAGGGCAGATGCTGCCAATGGTCGACATCCTGAATCAAATCAAAGGCCGTTATGGTGACACGATTTCTGTGGCTGAATCGGCAGAGTTGAGCAAAGCCTTCGGTACCCAAGAAGCAACGGCCATGATCCAGTTGTTGATGCAAAACACTGATGGGCTTGCCAGTTCAATTAATGAACTTGGCAAAGTGAATGGACTCGATGTTGCAGAACAAATGGCAGGTTCAATGACCGACCAATGGGAACGACTCGAACAAGGCGTGTTTGCTGTTCGAACCGCCTTTGGTGCGGCGTTACTGCCTTCTCTCTTACCTGTAATTTCAAGCTTGGCCGATGGTGGAATAGAGATAATTAAGTGGACAGAGATGTTCCCGAATCTAACCAAATACATTGGCTTTGCTGGCATGGCAATTTTAGGCGCGGCAGCAGCAGGGGGCGCATTTACCTTGATGATGGGCGTTGGTAAGCAAGCAATGGCGACTTACATGCTCACCATGAAGATGTTCACAGGTGTGAACTTATTATTGACCAAAGGTATGGCGGGGCTACGTGTTGTGATGCTTGCCGCCAATATTGCGATAGCGGCTAACCCAATCATTTTGATCGTGGGCGCAGTGATTGCCGCAATAGCAGCCGTCAGTGCACTGATTTATTACTGGGATGATCTGAAAGCCTCGTTTGGTGACATCACTTGGTTTCAGGCTCTAACTCTGCTTTCAGCTCCAATTCGCATGTTGTTTGAAGTGATTCGTGGTGGTTGGCAGTGGGTAATGAGTGGGTTTTCAGATACCAGCGGCTTTAGTGGCTTGTTTGCCATTGTCGATGAGGTGACGGCGGTATTCGCTAACCTATTCGGTTGGATAAGCGATGGCTTTGGGAGTGTTCTTGAAACCGTGAGAGGTGTTGCAGATTGGCTACCAGGTTTCGGCGGTGATGATGAATTTATTCAAGTGAAATCCAAGTCAGTCCAAAGCGCAAAACCTTACGCACAAATTCAGCCAGGTGGCGCGGCCAAGAGCATCGCCAACTATCAAACCAGTTCAACCAATTACGGCGGCGTGGCGATTTATCCAACCTACATGAGCAGCCCGCAAGACATGGCGAGTGAATTAGAAATGGCGGCAGGCTGATGGCGGATTATAAGTATCAGGATTTGCTGATCGAAAAGGGTGATGTGGTGCTCGATGCAGGCCGCAACCCAGTATTGATTCAAGACCGAGCCGTGATCGCCCAAGACATAAAACACGCCATCATTGAAAGCAATTTGGCGGTTGAGCTTATCGCAGAACGCAGTCCATCAAAGAAAGCGGATATTCGCACCAAGTTGGAACTGTTGGTTGAAGAAGACGTTCGTTTGGTACCTGGCACAGTGCGATTAGAAGAACCAACAGAAGGCACGATTTATGTTTTCGCCACGACTGCAGACTTTGGCGATGTAACGACGGAGATAACCAATGTCTGATATTCCTAAGCCAGATTACGTCGAGCTGGTAAAGCAATCCGGTATTCCTACCGATACAGCCAGTTGGAAAAAAGTGCTGAAAGAGGAGATGGAAAAGGAAGAGTGCATTATCTCTAATGATTCGCCTTTCTCCCCGTTTTGGCGCTTGATTGAATCGGCAGTGGTGAAAGTCACCTTGTGGCTCATCATGACGCTATTGGTGGGCTACGTTCTGCCAAACATGTTTGTGGCAACCGCCGTCGACCAATGGTTAGACCTACTTGCTTGGCAGTGCAAGCTCACTCGCAAGGGCGCAACCAAGGCCAAAGGTATGATCGCCTTTCAGCGTGCGGCGGTGAAAGGCCCGGCATTGGTCATTCCAAAAGACACTTGGATCCAAACCGAACCAATCAACGGCAATATCTACCGTGTGCGGGTGCTTGCTGATACCACATTACCTGAAAACGAAACCATGGTTCCGGTCGATGTCGAGGCAGAAGAAGAGGGTGCGGCTTATAACCTAGGCGAAGGTTACTATCATATTTTGCCTACAGCGTTACCGGGCATTGCTGCAGCCACTAATCCCGCCGAGTGGTTACTCGAAGCCGGGGCCGATAAGGAAAGCAACGATGAACTTCGTTTACGTATCCGCAACCAATGGAGCGCGGTGGCTAAATGGCACATTGATGCGGCTTACCGTTCATTGCTGACAAGTCGCGCAGGCATAAATGATGACAACGTGTATTTCGAGCATAACGCCCCGCGTGGGCCAGGTACCGCGAACGCCTACATTCTGCTTGATACGGGCGAACCATCACCGGAAATGCTGACCGATTTAAACACCTACATTCGCAGCCAGGGGCAACACGGCCATGGTGATGATCTGCAGGTAATGGCGATGCCAGAAACGCAGGCCAATATTGTTTGTCATGTGTGGCCGCTTCGCTCTCTTACGATGGATGAGCGTACCCAGTTAAAAGCTGCGGTTGAAAAGTTCATTGGTGCGGCATTCCGAGAGAACACCGATTATTCGCCAACGGTGACTAATCCGGTATTGCGCTTTAGTTTCTCCAAATTAGGCCAAGAGCTACACGGCCAGTTTGCACAGATTGAATCACTCGAATTCGATAATGCCGACATCATTAACGACCTAACAGTGCCACGCATTCAAACGTTGGAGGTATCCATTGAAAATACCTGAGATAAACCTGCGTTACTGGATGGGTAGAGGCGAGTTAGCAAAATTCGCCCGAGCAATGCGTAATTACTGGGAACATGTGAAAGCCGCATTTGAAATGCCGTTGCAACAGCATGACCCACTGACCGCCCCAATTGCATTGGTCAATATTCTGGCTTGGCAGCGTGGAGTGGAAAAGCTAGGCCAAGAGCCCGAATACCTGTTTCGAATTCGTGTGGCTCATGCTTACGGGTTTTCTCGTGATGCTGGCTCAGTGTCCGGATGGGAGGAGATGTTTGAAAAGCTCGGCTATCCGCACATTGCCCAAGATGAAAGGTTAGTGAACGTCGATTGGGATGTGATCAGCCTAAAAATTCGAGACGGTGACTTAACCAAGGTACCGAAATTATTAGACACGGTGGTTCGCCAGTATGGGCGTACCTGTCGCCGTTATCAATACACCAGTTATGTCGAAATGCCGTTGGCTGTAAAGAACAAGTCTCTAGAGGCAAGTTACGACAATGCACACATCAAAAACAGAATTGCAGTTCATGCATTACCTAAAGTGCAAAACATGGAATGCGAGTACTACAACGCAGTGATTAAAGGTTAATAAACATGGCAAATACTACGGAAACGAAGATTTTAACAGCAGCAGGTAAATCTCTTCTGGCAGATGTAAATGCTCAAGAAGTGCCTTTTAAGCTAGATAAGTTTATCTTCGCGAATATACCTAATCGAGCCGATTTCCCTCAGCCTGATGATGAGATCCCGACAGAACACGTGGTATTTGAAAAGTCAGTAGAAACAAGAGGAAAACTAAGTGCTGACGTGGTTATTTATACAACCACACTAGAAAGTAGCGACGGCCCTTTTGAGTTTAACTGGACAGGTGGTTACAGCTCTGAGCATGGCGTTCTAGTAACTATTGACCACCATGCACTCACACCAAAAACACCCAATGAGCCGGGTATTGTTGGGAATACGTTAGTTCGAAACATCACGCTTGAATATAAAGATGTTGCCGAAATCACCAACATCACGGTTGATGCTAAAAGTTGGCAATACAACGCTAGCGACCGAATGAAAAAGATGGACACCGATACCGCGCAAGCCATCATCGACCAGAACGGTAAAGATTGGTTTATCGCAGACGGCTTCTTAGTCACGCCACAATCTAGCGCATTCAACATCAAAGCGGGTGCCGGCTATGTGTCGGGTAACCGTGTCACACTCGAATTTGATCGCAACGTTCAAGTCTCTAACAAGCCATCATTCATCTACGTAGACGCACACCGCGAAGGCACACCAACAGGTGAACAAGTCACCCTGTTTGATTTTGTGGTGACAGCTGAAGAAAAAGACGATTACACCGATGCCAATGGCATGAAGCACTTTGTTTGTAAGATTGCCCAGGTGTTGGCTGATGGTTCGGTGAGTGATTTAAGGCCGGAGGGTGAAAGTGCGGGAAAAGAGTGGGTAAGTGGTAAGTTAGATATTTGGTCGAACTCTGAGAATCTAAAGTTTAAGTTCAATCCATTGTCTCCAGAACAAATAATACACAGTCTTTTTCGTTCATTTGTTCGTGTGGATTATTTTATTACAGAAGAGATGAATGAAAACAAAGATCATTCGGAAGCAATTAGAACGGCAGTTGCAACGGGGGCTAAGCGCATTATATTTCCACCCATGGAGTTGTTTTATGATGGGAAAAAAATTGCAGCAGGTTCAGATGTTGTTGTTGATGGATGGGGGTGCAAAATAACAGCGATTCCAGGACATTATAAGGAAAGTTATTTTTTCATTGGTAATGATTTTGGTGTTAATTATGACCCAAACTTCGAACGGGATGAAAACTTTACTGTTATAGGTATGGAGTTTAATGGTAACGCTGACAATATATCATTTGATGATGATTGTGGAATGTCAGCATTTTATTTTTATTGTTGCGATAACATAAATGTACAGGCTGTTAATGTTCATGACATACCCAAATCAAATGTGGGTCTTTATCCGGGAATCCTCTACAGATTTTGTAAAGATGCTACTACATTAAACTGTATTACATTGCGAACAGATAGGCAGGGTGTTCTTTATCTGGAATCAACGGGAGAAATATCTGGGGGAACATATCGAGATAGTTATCATCGTGAACCAATACTGGTCACCTCAGAAACACTATCCGAAATTGGTGCTACACCGGTCTATCAGGCGTCAGATGTAAAAGTTCTTGGGGTTACCGCTGAGAACTATAACACCCAGTATGGTACCAGGGTTATTCGTTTCTCTGGTGTGTCAAACGGGCATGTCGGTAATGGCACAATAATGAGAGGGGCGAAAAGAAACGGGTTTGGATCTGACATTGAGGGTCTGTTTATCGCGTACCCGAATGACATACCGATAATTGACAGGACGCATACCGTTAAAATTGATGGTGTGGAGATAGAAGATGTTACACGAGATATAAGAATTCAAAATAAAGGATTTAAACGAGTTACTATAAACAATGTAACAAGTAAAAATGTCACACATGCTTTAAAAAGTGTAGAGGGTTATTTAGATGGCTATTTATCTATTAATAACTATGTAGCTCATGTTGAGGATGAAACCTTAGTTATAACCGATTGTCACTCATTAGAAATTGATAATGTAAAAACCTACGGTGGGAAACAGCACTGGCTGATACAACGTTATGGGAAACTGGATATAGATAACTTTAATATTGAAGACAATCAAGCTTCTGATTATGTGATGTTAGTCATTGATCAAGTTGATGGTGAGGGTATTAATGTTTTTGAAGATATTCCTCTTATCGCTAACGGACGAGGGAAAAATAATATTAATAATAGGATTCGAGTAGATGGCACTGGGCCTCTAGGAGAGAAGCATTGTTATTATTGTACAAATAATCAGTTCGTGAGCTTTGAGGGGGCGAGAATTCCAGTAACTCGTCAAGGATTTCATTACTTTTGGGTTGATGATGATGGGATTTACCGTAAAAAGTCCGGAGTGCCAAAAGCAATCAATGACGGAAGCGCTGTTTAAATGAGAGTGAAATAAAATGCTAACCCTAAACGGCACTCAACTCCCACTAAAGAACCTACGCATTAGCGTTCGTCAACAACTAGCCGGACAGGACATGTCCGGCCAGACCTCGGCTACTGACCAAGCGGAAACAGGTAGCAAAGGTAAAATTCTGACTGTGAAAGGCGTGATCCCTTTTACCAAAAAGCAGCTATTAACCAACTTATTTAGCATGGCGGAAGCACAAGAAAACGATGCTCGTCAAATCTACCGCATTAGCAATAAAACGGCAGAGGCTTTGAAAATTCGTCAGGTGAAATTTCAAGGTGCCGTTCGTGCCGATGAGCAAGATTCTCACAGGCAATGGAGCGTTTCATTTGAACTGGTAGAGCATCTATCGGTACCAGAACGAGTGGAACAACGCCAACCGGATAAACCCGCCGCACAACAAAAAGTACAAGGCGTGAATACACCCGTTGAAGCAGGACAAAGTGACGATGTGCCGCCAGGTACAGAAGTAGAACTAACGGGTGTGATGAAGGTACTCAAAGCTGTCGATAATGCTTTGGCTTAACCGTGAGAAGGCGGTGACGTATGACAACAAACAACAAGTTCCTTTGCCGCGCTTACCTTGGAAAAGACAAAGGCAAGGTGAAAAGCCATCGCATTGTCTTTAGTGAAAACACACCAGGGCGTTGTGAACTCGCGGTTGAAGGGAATCCAGAGCCAAATACCATCATCGCCGTGGACTTAGGTTGGGGCGATGATATTACGCGAGTTTTTCTGGGTTATATCGAGCGAGTTCAACCAGCCGAAAAAGGTTGGTCGAAAGTCTTTTGCCGCGAATTAGCGGCAATACTTTACAAGCCGCTTAACATCATCATGCGTCACCCAACACTGATGCAGCTACTAAGCGAAGTGACCAATAAAACGGGTCTTCAATTTGTGGTACCAGAGAAAGCTTACAGCAAAACCGCTATTCCTTGTTTCTATAGTGATGGTAATGGCTATCGAGTTATCGACGAACTGGCCCAAGCATTCAGCATTGGTGATTTGTTTTGGCAGCAACAAGGCAACGGGCAAATTTATGTAGGCAGTTGGCAGGATTCATTCTGGGCAGATAAGCCCGTCACCATACCAAATGGACTCATGACAAACCACACGGCCAACAAGTCAGTAAAGATACCGGCTATTCCAAGACTCAAGCCTGGTGTTGTTGTGAATGGCCTTCGATTAGTCGGTGTAGAGTTTGAAGGAACGGAGGCAAAGCTAACATGGATGTGAATGTTATTAAGCGCATTATCTTCCGCTTATTCCCAGAGTTCACTGGCCAGTGGCATTTGCCAAGATGGGGCAAGGTTGTCGCATTGCCAGAACTTCCAGAAGAAGGTGATTTGTCTGATCGCTTTTATCCTCACTATGCTGTGGATGTTCAGCTACTCGATGAAAAGGGCATGGAATACGAAGACAAACCACCACTGCAGGCAGTACCGCTTCCGGTTCCTGGTCTTGGTGATCATGCTGGCCGACTAGAACCACCTGCTATTGGTAGCATCGTGGAGTTAGGTTTTATGTTCGGCCAACCCGACAAACCCTTTATACGTTGCGTTCTTCCGCTTGGGTTCAAGTTACCGGCTATCAAAGAAGGCGAAAGCCGCTACCAACAGCGCCAAGGGGTTTATCACCACGTTGATCAAGATGGCAACTTTGAAAGCACCACAGATAAAAACGCTACCTTGAATTGTATCGACAGAGCAGTGAACGCCACAAATTACACCGCCATTATTGAGCAGATGCGAAAGATTGTGGTGAAACAGAGTGAAGAAATTACCATTCTCAAAGATCAGGTTCAGGACATCAAAGGGCAAGTGAATCTTACTGTGGGCAAAGACCTAGCCATCAAAGCCAAGAACATCACAGAAGATGCAGACACCATCAAACTCAATGGTGGCAAAGGGGTCTGTACTGGCGCAAGTATCTGCCCGTTCATGGGCAAGCCACACGTAGATGTATCAACCACCGTATTCGCAGGGAAATAAGATGGCATTAAGCAAAGCGTCACTGAAACAGAAACTGGAAACCGAATTGAAAGCCCAGGGCTTTGTTCTCGATGGTGAGTTCGCGATGGCGGGTAAGATGGCCGAGGCCATTGCCAATGCCGTGGTGGATGAAATAACCCAGAATGGTAAGGCTGATGTGAAGGGTGGAAGTTCAGCAGGGGAACATTCTATAGTCTAATAATTCAAACTGTTAAGAGAGAGAATAAATTCCATCTGTCGCCATTCTGTCGCCACTTTGATTACTTTACATATTCCCTTGCTTGATAAGTGATTGGTAATAAACAAAAAAAGCCCCCTTATAAGGAGGGGGCAATAGTACCATCGCTTTTCTTATTCGTAATACACC